CCGTCGGCAAAACAAACGTGTCACCGTAATAACAGAACATCTGCGACGGCATATTGACGTCCAGATTTTCATGCTCGGTATTCGTAAAGTAAACCCTGAGAAGCGCAAGTTTCGTTTTGATAAACACTTCAAAGTTTTCAATTACGTTCATGTACGGAGCTGGCGTAGTTCCCGGGCGTACCCTGAGACGGAGCGTCGTTGAGTATTTGAGCGCGTTCATGGCAAGTTCCCACGAACGATCAAACACATGTACAACCGTGTCAGTTCCGTATATTGGCAGGTATTCCAGTTCGAGATCTAATTGGTCGGCGATGGCTGCATATTCATCGAATAAACGAGGTTTGTTGTATTCAACCATGTAGTAGATATCGATTGCATATACAAGCCACTGATAGCCACCAATTGCACATGTACTCGAAACTGGTTCACGATGGACAATGAACCACGCAGGCAGTTTTGTTCCTTGCTGATTCGGGTTGTCGAATATCAAAGCGTTCGGATCTATCCGTGATAAAACAGAGGCATAGCTTTTATGTATAACAGGCGTATTAATTGTTATTGCCATTATTCAGCCTCTCTTGTGTGCGTTTGACGGTGTTTTCACGGATAGTTCGATATGCTTCGAAGAATCTCTCTTTGGCCTTTTCGACCATGTTGTAACCTTCGACTTTTTCCGTTTGTGTGCCAACAACCAGACCACTTATTTTTTCACCTTCTTCGAATATTTTCCTAGCTAAAGCTCCAGTCCCGTCGATGTATAATCCCGGAACAAAATGCTGTTTCATGATGTGGCCGTCATTCACGTACGAAGCATAATGCACTTCTGTTTTTATTGTTGTACCGTTAGGTAGCTTCTTTTCGTATTCATGATGTGCATCATTCTCAAGTTTTACGCTCGTTTTTAACCCATCGTTAGAATATGTGATTTCATATTTCCATGATGCAGCTAAATCGCCTGTATTCGTATTCTTCCCCCTATTTTCTCCGTTTAATGGCGGGGTGGTTTCCTTTGCGCGCAAAACCATCTCGTTGCATGCATCTTTGATATCACGTTCGGTTTGTTCACGTGATTCATTGACTACTTCTTTCATGCTTGCGAGGTATGCTTTGAGATTTGACGTAATGCGTATCATGGCTAATCAGTCGCTTGCTCGTTACTAGATTTCAAAGTCTTATTTTATATAGACGTTGCTTTGTATTAATTTTTATGGGATTTCTTTCTGATATTTACCACAAACTAAATATCCCTTCCCACCTTTAGACCTAAAACGAGGATCTCCCTCAGGAACCCATGCTTCGACTCCTATTGTCGGTATTTCCATCCATATTCCCTTGCGGAGTATATATGGCGTTGGGAATCCTGACTTCACCTCTACTGTTATTTCGTTTCCTTCTATCGAAAGGTATGCTCCATATCCAATTTTTCCAGATTTGCCAGAAATAAAGCTCGCCGTTGTTCTCTTCTTCTCTGTGTTTTTGTTTGTGCTAGGCTTGTCATTCGATGTAGAAACAAGAACGTCCCCGTTAGGCTCAACACTTTTGGAAGTGACGATACCACCTCGTTTCTGTCTCAAATCTCCTTGTGAAACCTGTTTGATTGCATTTGCTAAATATAATCTTTCTTTTGTAAATGCATCTTTTTTGCCCTGAGTAACTTTGACGCGCATGTTTAAAACGTCCAGTGCGTCTTTTGCCTTTTTAGCTTCCTTTTCGACGTTGGCGGCTTCCTTTTTGTATTTCTTTTCGGCTGTATCGATTGCCTTTTTGAGCATATCAATTTGCTTGGAAACGTCTTTGTTCGATGATGCCAAGGTTACAATCTGACTAACTCGTTTCGACAAGTCACCGTGTCTCTTTAACCTGTCTGCAACAGGTGGCAGCTTCGACGCATTGCGAGGATTTGCTTTGATTCCATCAGCAGCTTTTCGCGCCTTGTCGAACAATGCCGCATCGGTCTTGCTTGCTTTGAGATCTATTTTGCTTTTCTCTACGGCATTTTTTGCCTCTGCCAGTCTGGCGGTCACATCTTTGACTTCATCATCGAGTTTCTTTTCCGCCTTTGAGAATTGGAGCTGTACTTTCTTTAATGCAGTACCGACTTTTTCTGCATCGTTTTCCTTCATTGCCTTGTTCACGGCTTCGAGGTCTGCATGGGGGACAGCACCGCTCTTATCATTCATCTTTATGGCTTTCAAGAGTTCGGCATTCGCAGCCTTAAATTCAGGCATCATTGCGTCAAGATGAATTGAACGAACTATTTTACAAAGTGTTTTGCTTGCTTTCATATTGAAACCTATTACTAATCAATCCGTTCCTCGTTGAACAAAGCAACCTGAATATGATTAAGGTCTGCGATGATTCCGCCAAAAGGTTCTACATAAATATTCGGTTTGCCCGCGAAATAACGTGTGTTTGACACAGGTTGTGGTTTGATTCCTGCACTTCGATGCACAATGATTTCATCGCCCGCTTTGATGTCCACACTGACATCACAGCAAAGTATGTTTCCTGCGTCCGTTGTCGCCGCTGTCTCGCTCATGTTCGGAGACGGGGTAGGGTTCGAATAGACACGGCAAGGCACACCAACAAGAACAGATTGCCGTTCGTGTTTCGTGATGCCACCTTCAACACTATCCACAACGCGGAATGAATCGAAGGTGTCGGTGTACCAATTTATGCCAGGCATTGAAAACATCGGTTACACCTCAAATAATATACGAACCGCCTAAAACATGCAGCCTTGCTAAAGATGCATATTGTTGACCGTATGTGGTCAAATTCCATTGTCCCCAATTGGCTGTCGCCTGTGTCGCCGTGGATGTATCATAAGAGACAGACGCATCACCCAAAGACGCGCTTGAAACGATGCCTATCAATGCACCAGAATCAGCCGCCTGTGAGGCTGTTGCACTCCCCGTGTCGTTCCCTTTGTTTTGTCGTAAATACATTGTCGCATAGTGAGCAACAAACAAACCGCACGCAAAGCGCCATGCCTCGCCCCAACGCTCAAGGGAAACGGTGTTATTTGCCATTGCAATGAATGTATTGATAACGGCATCAGGAATAAACCCTGCATCCGTTCCCGCCTTCTTGAACTGTGGAAAGTCCTCGAAGAACACAGCGAGGGTGTATGCGCCGGGTGTGCCTTCTACGATATTTGAGGCACGGGCTTTTAATTCTTCAACGTTTGGGGTTTGATAGATCATGGTATCACCCGTTTTTTTACTCACACAGAATCTTCGAATGAATCCTGAAGACTCCTTAAAAGAGACGCAATAAACAAACTTGGCTTTTCGAAATAATCCCATTTAAATATTCTAACATCATTGTTCGCTTTAAAATTAGGGAAAAGGTCTTTGATTTTTATTGCCAACTTTCCAATTTTCTGGAATGCCTCCTGATAAGCATTGTCTCCTTCCGGTGTTTTCATATATTCAACAACCGTTTTTTTGCCACCACTTAGCAACTGCCTTGAGCGTTCGGGTCCTCCGCTGAAAACAAATTTTTGATAAACGGCAAGTCCGCTTCTCACCATTTCAGCAAGTGCGCGAAACTCATTTTGTTTCTCTTTTGTCAACGAGAGCATATTTCTTCCAGTGTTTCTTAATATATTTTCCTTAACAACGTTAGGACTGTCCCATCTTGAATCCCCTTTCTTCACAAGGTTCGCAACGTCGTTTGCAACTTTTATACATTTGGGGCTTAGGCCAGACTCTTTTGCTTTTGCAACGAGATACTTTATGTCTGACAGTAAATTATTCTTGAGCCTGCTCGCCTCTTTTAGATCGTCTGAATAGTCTTCAGTGTTTTCATAGTATTTCTTTTGTTTTTCTTTCATAATTTTGACTTGTTTGTTCATTTCATTTTTAATGTCGTTCTCTATAAATTTTTTAGCCTTAATCATCTGCTCAAAAACCGGGTTTGTTTTTACGCCGCTCTGTCTCAAATCGCCTTGTGGCATCTGCTTTACGACATTTGCAATATACAGCCGTTCCTTCGTGAATGCGTCTTTCTTTCCCTGAGTGATCTTCACCTGCATCTTGGCAACCTCTAACGCGTCATCGTCCTTCTTTGATTCCTTTTCGGCATTCGCAAGGTCTTTTTTGTATTTCTTTTCAGCCGCATCGACTGACTTCTTTAACATGTCGATTTGCTTTGACGCGTCTTTGTTACTTGAGACGAGTGTGATTATCTGCGATACACGTTTCGACAAGTCGCCATAATCTTTAACCTTGTCGGTCAATGCAGTGAGTTTAGATGCACTTTTGGGATTATTCGAAAGACCGGATACAAGCGCTTTAAGTTTTTCAAAGACAGATGCAAGAACCTTCTTTTGCTTCAATGACGCTTTTGCCGCTTCGGCTGCCTTCTTCGTCGTTTCAAGTTTGGCCTGAATGGATTTGACATCATCATCCAACTTCTTTTCTGCCTTCGAGAATTGGAGCTGAACCTTTTTGAGAGCCGCGCCTGCCTTGTCTGCGTCGTTTTCCTTCATGGCCTTGTTTATGGCTTCGAGGTCTGCATGAGGTACAGCGCCGCTTTTGTCATTCATCTTTATGGCTTTTAATAGCTCTGCATTAGCCGCTTTGAACTCAGGCGTCATTGCATCCAGAAAGATACTATCCGTCATCTTTTTAATAAGTCTTTTTAACTTCGTTTCATTCATGTGTCTTAATATCCTTTTGGTTGCAATGAACATGTTTTGGCCTGATAGATAAAGGCGGGCGTTTAACCCGCCCATGTTGATTATTTCTTCTTCTTGTTATCCGCTTTTTCTGATTTTTCAGCTTCGGCATCAACGCTTTTTGTATCGACGTGTGCAGTGATTAAGCCGCTGTCACACATCGCTTTGAAATAATCATTCTTAGCTACCCATTCAGGCGGGACACCGATAAACCCATTTGGGCACTGGAATTTCTCGCCGTCTTTGTTCATGAATTCACATGCCTGTTTAACATGAATAATCATATAATTTCTCCATGTTAAATGCCGTCAAAGTAACGGATGGTCTGAGTGTAGAACATTTCAAGCTGTGAAATATTAGCCATGTAGACAGAATCATAAGCAAGGGCTTCAACATTCGGCTGTGTCATGGTACGTGAAAGGGGAACAAGTTCCTCAAGTGCGAGGAAGCGTTCATGATGGCAATAAACAACCATACGATCGCTTGAACTTGTGCCAGCGCCTTTGCACCACGGACAACCGGCAATAACGAGCTGTTGACCGTTGCGTTTCGCGATGTTGTTGTCAAGTAAGTATTCCAGGATGGATTTATCAGCAGCCTGCGAAACTTTCTGCGAAACGATGTGATTGAACTGTTCGTGCGGAATCAGGATGTGATTCGGGATTGCGCTCAAATCATACTGTGCAGCAGCCCAAACAGCAGTGATGGCGTCATTCACATCTTTGAGAATTTCATCAGCCGTTTTGTCCGTCCATGCACGGGAAGTACCACCGGAATTCTGTGCAACCTGAGACGCAGTGACATTGCTGTTATTAACAAGACCCTGTGTCCCATACTGAGTCAAACCGACATAGCAGTTTGCATCCATGTGTTTGTCATAGGCAAGACGGACACCATCAGTCAAGAGAGCATCAAGGCTCTTGCCAGTGACCTGCATGCGTTGCATGTCAACAAAGGGAACACGAAGGATTGTGGAGAATACATGCGCGCCGAATGTATCTTTATCGAGATTCATCTGGACAACAGGCGAGCCATTAGCACCGGGAGCGGAAACAGGGCCATTCTGCGAACCACCGGTCAAACCGAAGTCGATGTTCATAGCCGAAACATATTCAACCCAACCACCGCCAACTTTCAGAGGAACGTCACGGGAATAAGTAACGCTCGTAAGGGGTTCACGGATTTTAGGATCGCGCTTTTCAAGTTCGGAAACCAGGAAAGCATTACCGCTTGCAATCGCGCTGTCGTTGAAATGACGAACCGTGCGGCCATCATTGAAGCGTGCAACGCCGCTGATACCACCGCCATTGACAACGCCTGCGTCAAATCTACCGAAATCTTTCATATCTTTATCTCCTTGTATTTTCTGATAATAATTTTTGAAGGCTCTCGTATGTTACTTCAGGAATGCGTTTAAACTCGTCACACCTTTTCTTTAAATCTGAAAGATACTTTTCAAAGGAAGGAATGGTGTGTAAAACGAATTCAACAGCATCGGAGTAGTCTCTTGTATCTCTATTACGCAGACTTCCAACCACCCTTTCGATGCTTCTTTTTATCATCATCGCAGGAAGTTCTAATTTCTCGAATGCTTTTATGCGTTTATCGAGATCATCCTGACTTTTTTTGATTTCAGGCGTAATAAGAATCTCAGCGTCCAATTTTTTGATCTGTTGTTTTAACGCATTCATGATGACACCTACGCGTTGTCAGCTTTGAGGATAACGAGTTCAACGATATTGTTGGCGTCCTTTGTACCGCCCCATTTGCAGTTGGGAAGCAGGATGGTGTCGGTGTTAAGAGTGCCAACCGTTGCGGTGAAATCGCCAATAACGTTGCTGTTTGCCGTGCTAATTGCAATGTACACAGGGCCGTTCAAAGCGGGCGTGCCAACCTTGCATTCAACATTGATGCGTCCACGTTGGAAGCATGAAACAGGATCGTTTGGTTTGTATTCACCTGCACCGTTCTGTGCGTTGTAAACGATCTGCGTCTGGACTTGGCGAGAAGCAACGCCTGCAAAGTCAGCGGCTGTAATAGAAGCTGTGGGGAGCTTTACACCACCGGAGGCAGCCATAAGGGCATGACCAAACGGTATATTCGCGCTTGCTTCTACGTTTGCGTGGGTATTGATAATCATGTCGGGCTGTCTGGCATACGAACCGGCAAACCCATTGTTCATCTCAAGACCGATAGTTTTTCCACTCATTCTACACCTCCTATATATTATTTACCCTTGTGAGGATTGAGTTTGTCATAGATAGCTTGGAGTTTCTCAACGTCGTAAACCTTATTGGTTGACGAGTCTTTCTTTGTTTTCTGATTCTTGCGAACCGTGTTCATAAGCCCTGACATCTGCGATTTGCCATTAGAGGTCATCTTAATAATGGCGTCCTGCATACGTTTTCTGTCAGCAGGGTTCTTAATGCTCAATGCTGCTTTGCTAAGATCTTTAATAGCAGCATCTTTTGCACTGAGTTTCGCTTCGACTTCATCGGTGGGGATTACATCGACATCATCATCTTCGTCTTCATCTTCGTCAATGTCGATATCGAGATCTTCATCCTCATCTTCGTCCGAAATCACTTCGGCTTCTTCTTTAAGTTCATCTTCGTCGGAAAGCGGTGCATCCTCGGGTGCTTCATCCTCTTTAGGATCTTCATCATGGAAACGTGCTTCGATGGCATCCAGTCTTGCACTGATTTCATCGATTTTTTTCCAAAGTTCCATATCTTTCGGATCTTCGTCTTTGCATGCGTCTTTCATTTCCTCTTTTTCCTCAACGACATCCTCATCCTCTTTAGCGAGTTCTTCATTGAGCACTTCGGCGGCATCTTTAAGACGTTCCTCAAGCTGTTCCGGCTCTGCATCACGCAGATAACGAGCAACCAAGTTTGCTACTTTGCGTTTTCTATCCATTTTCATGCTTAAACCTCCACTTGGATTGTTAATGGATGAATTAATATCTTTTGCAGTGTCACGAATACACACAGAGCGGCCCGCTCTTCCTTCGTCAACGACTGCGACATGATTACCTCTGATCTTAGTCTGGCATATTCTGCCAGTACTATCCTCTTTATCTTCGGCGTAATACCCTGCGGAAACTTCACGTTTTCCGTTCTGTATTTCGTCGATTAAGTCTTTGTCGGTAATATACAAATCAGCTAATATCTTGTCGGCATCATCGCCTTTTCCAATGCGCACATGCTGAACATGTCCCTTCGAATATACTTTGTAATTGTCCGGGGTAACGTCTACACAAGGGTGCCCGTTACAAACGGGTTTACCCTCGAATGATGCAAGTGTCGCAGGAGAAAACACTTCATCGGGTGAACGATATACATTCACTCGTTCGGTTGGATCTCCATCTTCGACTAATTCAGATTCTAAATATGTTTGGTACCCGGTACGCGCAATGGGCACATTTTTGCAAATCAAAAAGCCTTCGGGCGTCTTTGCGATATTAGTTGAGATTTTATCGCCATAATAGCAAATCACACTCATGTTTAGGCCTCGCCTGTCTTTTAGGGGTATATACAGGCGATTGTAAATAGATGTGTATTAATGTCAAGACTTTTTGTTCACTTTTTGCTTATTTTCTCTATATCTTTTGAGCAATTCGTTATACCAGGAATCCTTCATGATGAAGTGTTTATGGAATTTTACCCACGAACCAATTTCTTTTGCGGGGATATACTGAATCAACTCTCTGTATTTACGGACGCTTGCGGCTTCTAATCCCATGACGCGTTCACGTTCTTTGTATGCTTCAATTTGTTTTTCATTCCGTGGATCTTCGTCAAAAGGATTTGTAGCCGGATTTGATTTCTGTCGCATGGCTGCAATTTCAATGGGCGTGTGGGCGCGTTCAACCCATTTGGCGACTGTATGGCGGCAATTTGGATGTATTGAAAGATACGTGTTTTCTAAACCACCGGGCTTGTTTGGATCTATCTGTTTGAATGCATCTGAAAGCGGTGGGTAGTTCGGATTGCTTCCTGAACGCGAATACACGCGGCCTTCGTATCGTGAACAAATCGGACAATTGGAATGCCGGTTTACAATGATATATAAATCATGCTCCGGATCGTCGAACAGCTCGCCAACATTCTGCGACTGTCTCGATGTTGTACGAACGGCCATATTACAATAAACGCCCAATTGCCATTTACGACCGCTTCTATCCACAAACGCGGTGATCCCATCTTTCAGCATTGAGGCAATTAAATCACGTTCGGCATTGACCATTGATTGACCGGTTGCCGTTTTCATTGCAACGGCTGCC